GGATTCGAGTGTAACCCTTGAATCAGGTTATGCGACCATCGCAGAAAACTGCGTGATTGATAAGTTTGGTCGTATCGGAGCTAGAAAGGGCTGGAGTCCTGTTAACGCTACCAGTACTGATTTAAGCACTGCTTCTGTTCGTACAATCGTTGAGATTGTTAAAGAAGATGGTAATGTTGTATTGACTGCAGGTAACAATAAGTTATTTAGCGGTACTTCAACATTAACACAGTTAGCTGTAAGAAACAGTACAAATACTGCCAATCTGTCGTATACGATTACAGACGATCATTGGAGTATTGGTGTACAGCCTTATAGTACCGGCAAAAATGCTTCTGCTCACGGCTATTTAGCTCAAGCAGGACATCCAGTATTAGTGTATCACAAATTACCTTTAGTAGGCACTGGCGCAACGATTACGGTTACGAACGTAACTGGTGGCGGTAAAATTAGCGCTCATACAGTAACTACTGGCGGTTCTAACTGGTTTGTAGGCGATACCGTTACTGTAACAGGTGGTACTGGTTCTGGAGCTACTTTTACAGTTGCTTCTGTTAGTGGAACTGCCGTACTAACACTAACAATGACTAATGACGGTACTGGTTATACAATAAACGATGTATTGACGTTAGTTGATGTCCCCGGACAGCACAGCCATGAGGGTAGCTACGGATTGCAACGATTAGGCGATGTTGGAAGTGTACCGTCAGGCTATACTACGGACACATTTACACCTAACATTGCTCTAGCAGCTTATGGTCGTCTTTGGTATGCTGATATTGTCAACGATAGACAGACAATATACTTTAGTGATCTGAACAATGGAGCAGCTCTAACAGGCGGTTCATCGGGTTCGTTAAACATTGCTGATATTGTACCAGATGGAGATCCGATTGTATCACTAGCAGCACACAACGGTTATTTAGTAATATTCTGTAAACATCACATTGTCTTGTATAACAATGCAGATGATATTACAAATATTGCATTGCAGGATTTAATTAAAGGAATTGGTTGCATTGCACGAGATTCCGTAGCACTTGCAGGAACAGACTTAGTATTCCTATCTAACGGAGGTGTACGGTCGTTATTGCGTACGATTCAGGAGAAATCCTCACCGATTCGTGACATTAGTGCTAATGTTCGTGATGATTTGATGCAGTATATTGACGCTGAGACAGCAAAGCAAGTCAAGAGCGTTTATTACGAAAAAGACGCATTCTATGCAATCTCTTTTCCAACATCAAATATTGTTTATTGCTTTGATGTTCGTGGTGTGTTGGAAAATGGTGCGTCAAGAACAACAACATGGTACACCAAGATTACTGCATTCTTTCCGACAGTTGGTCGTTTGTTGTATCTTGGTAAAGATGGTTACATTGGTAACTATACAGGATATACCGATAATAGTGCCTCGTATCGGATGAGTTATTATACCAATTGGTTTGACTTTAATCAACCAACGGTAGAAAAGATACTAAAAAGTATTGGTATTACATTCATTGGTGGTCGTGGCGTTAGTGTATCACTAAAGTGGGCTTTTGATTATAGTGAATCGTATCAAAGTCAAGTATATACTTTAGCAAACCCATCTGTAGCAGAATACGGAATTGCTGAGTATGGAATTGCTGAGTATACCGCTGGTGTTGTATTTGACAATACCCGTACTCAAGTAGGCGGTACAGGAAGAGTACTTCAACTTGGTATTGAAGCTATGATTGTGGGTTCAGAAATCTCAGTTCAGAAGATGGATTGTTATGTAAAACAAGGAAGGATTAGATAATGTCTAATTATACAAAAACAACAAACTTTGCTGTTAAGGATACATTATTTACTGGTAATCCAGCTAAGTTAGTTAAAGGTACTGAAATTAATACCGAGTTTGATAATATTGCTACGGCAGTGCAAACCAAGATTGATACGAACAATCCTAGCTTTACTGGTACGATGTCGGGCGGAACCATTGATGGCGGAACATACTAAAGTACCGGTAGTTATTCGAGATAACTATGTAATGTATTTGGAGTTGTATCAGGGATTTTTATGGTTTCATACAGATGTATTTAAGTGGACAACAAAGATTAAGAAACAATATTTAATTGATTTAAATACCTTACAGAAATTAAACAATACTAAATTACTTGCGTTTGTTGAAATAAGAAATAATAAGTTAGCAAAGTTTGGAAGGTCTATAGGGTTTAAATTTGAAAAACCCTTTTTAGGTGGAGACGGTCAAATGTATCATATTTATAGCAGAGGTTTATAATGGGTAAAGCTGCGTCAGTAGTTGGAGGTATTGGTGGTGGAATCATTGGCGGGGTTTTTGGAGGTCCTGCTGGAGCCGCTGCTGGTTACTCTATTGGTAGTGGACTAGGTGGTGCTTTAGGAGGCGGAGGCGGTGGCGGACAAGTACAGGGCTACTACAGTGATGCTGCTGCACAACAAGCCGCTGCCGCAGCACAGGCTGCTGAAGCTGCAAAATTTAGACCTGTTGGTATTAGTTCTCGTTTTGGTACATCTCGATTTGGTTTTAACGACCAAGGATACTTAACCAGTGCCGGATATACTCCTTCTGCAGAACTATCTGATTTACAGAACTTTTACGCTACTCAATCTCGTGCTGGCAGAGCCGACACAGAGCGTCTACTATCGTTAGGTCGTGGATATATATCTGAAACACCACAAGAAGCACAGAGTAGATATTATTATCAACAAAGAGCATTATTGGCTCCCGGTGAAGAACAAGCATTAGGACGTATTCGTTCTAACTTGCTTACTACTGGTCGTGGTGGTTTAGCAGTCGGTCAAGGCGGTGGTTTAGCTGCTTCTAATCCTGAACTACAGGCATATTACAATGCAATTGCTACTCGTGACCTGCAACTTGGTATTGAAGCTGAACAAGCTGCTAGAAATCAAATTACATTCGGTCAAGGATTACTATCAACGGCATACTCTCCAGTATCTACTCCTTACAGCCAAGTTGCTGCATTAGAGCAATTAGCACAGTCTCCATTAGACCTTGGCGCTCAGCTTGGTGGTCGTTCTGCTGCGGCTGGTGCTAATGCTGGTCGATTACTAGCTGAAGGTGGCTTAGCTGCTGCTCAGACAGGCTTAGCTGGTAACATTGCTGGTGCAAATATTACTGCTGCACGAAATACCCAACTTAACCAAACGCTTGGTACAATATTCCAGAATCCTAAAGTTGGTGAATGGTTTGGCGGTCTCTTCCCCGGCGGTGGTTTTGGTGGTGGTGGATGGCAAACTGGATTACCACAGGGCATAGTAGTAGATCCTTGGTCTGCTCCAACAGGTTCACAATATGCTGCACAATCTTACGGCGGTTTATTTTAAGGAATAATTATGGCTGAAATCGTAAACAGTTTATTTGGTACTTCGCCAGAAGAATATCTTTCTAAACGTCAACGTCAAGACTATCTTGATGCTATAGCAGTTGGACGAGGTGCTGCTGCTCCCGGAACTATGATGAACCCATCACTAGGTCCGCTGTATACACAAGCTGCTCAACAAGGACAACTGATTGGTAGAGGCGTGGGTGCTATTGCTGGAATGCTTGGTGTTGAAGATCCAGAGCTAGTTAAGCTCAGAGATGTTTCTGAATTACGAAAAGGATTTGACTTAAATACTCCTACTGGTATTCGTGAGTATGCAAAAGCATTGAATACTAAAGGTTATGGAGATTTTGCAATGGCAGCTTCTTTAGTTGCTGATGAAAAAGAAAAGTCTGGATTAGGAATTCAAGCAGCACAGCAACGACTTGATTCAGAAGTTGCTAAACAATCATTAGACAAAGCATATAAAGACGAAGTTCGTGCATTAGGTCCTAATCCAACAGAAGCTCAATTAGTTGCGGTCGCAGCCAAATATGCGTCTCCTGATGCTTTATTGAAGGCACAGCAGGATGCACTAAATCGTAAAGCAATGATGGCAGCTAAACAAGCTGAAAAAGGATTGGTATTGACTCCGGGTCAGAAAGCTGCAGATATTGCATTTGCAAAAGATTACACTGATTTTGTTAACGGTGGCGGAGTTTCTACAATTCAGAAGAATTTAAAACAATTAGATGATGCTATTACTAAGATGGAAAATGCTAAAAAAGCAGGAACATCGTTATCTGGCAGAGCAGTCGGATTAGCAGACAGTAGCGGTACTTTATCGTATCTATTCCCAGATGCTGCTGAAGTTAAAGACTTAGTAGGCGGCGTAGCACAGTCTAACTTACGACAGGTTCTTGGTGGTCAGTTTGCTCAGAAAGAAGGTGAAGCATTACTGGCTCGTGCCTATAATCCTGCTCAACCTGTTGAGGATAATTTACGAAGATTAAAGGCATTGCGTGAACAGATTAATACTGCAGCAAATGCAAAGATTCAATCTGTTTCTTTCTATGAAGAAAACGGTACTGTAGCTGGATTTAAGCCGGGAGCGTTTGGTGCTTCTGCTGCTGCTATTTCAGGAACAGGATCAAGTGCCGAAGACCCGTTAGGGCTACGTAATAAACCAAAAGGACAGAAATAATGGCGACTATTGCTGATATTCGTAAACAGTATCCTCAATATGCAGATGTCTCTGATCAAGACTTAGCTCGTGGTTTTCATCAGAAATTTTACAGTGATTTGCCTTTTGAAGAATTTTCTACGCAGATTGGATTAGCTCCTTCTAAATATGCTGATTTAGTTCCTAAAGCAAAAGGTATTAATGAAATTGCTCAACGCTACGGAGACATGACTCCACAGCAGTTAGGCATGGATGTACCTACAACTGAGACAGGAAAACTCATAGCTAGAACAGCTCAAGGTGTTGCTAAAGGTGTTATCAATCCTGCTATTGCTGCAATGCAAGCTATTCCTGCAACCAGAGATGTTGCACAAGCAATGCAAGAAGGATATAAAGAAACAAGAAAAGAATTAGGTGGAACAGGATTCGATGTTCCTGAATTGGTTGGTGCTGTTGTAAATCCACTTAATCGTTTTATTCCCGGTGGTGGATATACTGGTGGAGCAGTCGGTGCAATTACGCAACCACTAGATGAAAAGAATATGAGTACGCTTGATTTTCTAGCTGGTAAAGCACAGCAAGCCGTTGGTGGGGCTTTATTTGGTAAACTGACTGACAATGTCATTGCTAGTATTGCACCAAAGCTCAAAGAAGGCGCAAGGGAACTGATTGACAAAGGTGTTCCAGTATCCCCCGGACAAGCCTATGAAGGCGCTCCCGGATGGCTATTCCGTCAGATTGAAAGTTTTGGTCTTGGTCCTAAGCCAGATAAAATCAATAAAGCATTTAATCCTGTTGTTGGTAATGAAGTATTGTCTTCTATTGGTCAAGAACTTCCTAAAACAGTTGCTCCCGGACAAGCGACTGTAGCACTGGTACAAAAGCGTATTTCTGATTTTTACACAGATTCCCTGACTAAATTAGGTCGTAATCCATTAGATACAGATTATAAAACAACAATGGGAACTATTTTAGATCAGACTAAAAATGAAATGTCAGCAGAAGCTCGTGATCAGTTTGTTAACAGCCTAAATGCTCAGATCGGCGGAAGAATGGCTGGTAAAAACGGACAATTAGATGGCACAGATATTAAAAACATTCAAGAATGGCTCAAAGGACAAGTTAGTAAATGGTCTAAAGGAACTGATCGAGACAGTGTTGGTTTAAATTCCGCTTATGGAGATACCCTTGCAAATTTAAATCAATATATTAGTCGTATTGACAAAGACGGTTTAATTGGTAAAGCAGATGAAGCATGGGCTAAGTTGTATAGTTTTGCTGATGCTTCTAAGAGAGCTAACGTAAAAGGCGGTGTCTTTAATCCTGAGCAATTATCACAAGCAGTTACAAATCAAGCAGCAACAATTCTCGCTGCTGGCGGAGGTAAAGCTCCGCTAAATGAAACAGCACAGAGAGCCTTAAATGTTTTAGGTAAACAAGAGCCAATGGGATTGTTAAAAGGAGCTATGTTGGCTTCTAAAGCAGCTACCGGTTTTGCTACAGCATTTATTGTACCGCAAGTTGCTCTGCCTGTTTTAGTGGCATCAGGTATAAGCTATGGTGCAGCTAAAAAGCTCATGGAAAATCCTAGTGCATTGCGGTTAGCTGTCAAAAAAGCATTAGAAAACAACACAGGAACTTTTGGAGCTGCTGGTACACAATTCTATCAACAAATGCTTCAAGAAGACGCTGAAACACAATAATAATTAAGAATATGATTCCATGTCTGACCAATTTGGTTTTATCGAAGGAGCAAAATCCGTAACAGGTAGTATGGATGCTAGTCGAGAGGCTAGTAAGTCCATCACTAAGAGCATTACCGATGTACAGAAGGACGCTGCAGCAGTAGCGCAGCAGAAAGATCTAGAGCGTAAAAGACATATAAGAGAAGCACAAGTATTTAAAGAGCAGTATTTCAAGAGAGCAATGATGGAATGGCAACGCCAAGAATCCATCCGTATCGAAGAAGCTAAAGTCAAGGCTGATTTCATTAAGAAGCATGGTGCTAAACGCTGGTCTGAAATCGAATCCATTAAACAAAAGATAGAGAAACAGGACAATGAACTTACTAGAGAGTTTAAACAAGATTTGGCAAAGGTTCGTAGAGCAATGTTCATGTGCTACGCAGTGGCTGCGGTCATTGCTTGGTATCTAACTTGGGGAGTTAAACAATAATGTTACCATTAATGGCGCTATTCGATGTCGGGATGAAAGTCCTAGATAAGTTTATTCCTGATCCAGAAGCTAAGGCGAAGGCTCAGCAAGAACTACTTAAAATGCAACAAGAAGGCAAGTTAGCTGAATTACAGGCTGACATGAACGAACAGAATAATATATCTGATCGCTGGAAGGCTGACCTTGCTAGTGATTCTTGGTTGTCTAAAAATATCCGTCCAATGTCATTGGTAGCTATCTTTGCAGGATACTTCTTGTTTGCCATGATGTCTGCATTTGGCTATGATGCCAAGGAATCATATGTCAATCTGTTAGGTCAATGGGGAATGCTGATAATGAGTGCATACTTCGGTGGTCGTACCTTAGAGAAAATCATGGAAATGAAGAAGGATAAAGATGAACCTAAGCCCTAATTTCACCTTAGAAGAACTAACTCACTCTGAAGTAGCAGAGCGTAAGAACCTAGATAATACCCCTAACGCTACCGAGGTTGCTAATCTAACTCGATTGGCAGCTTTGCTTGAGCAAGTTAGAAGTCTTCTAAACAAGCCTATCCTGATTAATTCAGGCTTTAGGTCTAAACCAGTCAATGACTCTGTCGGTAGCAAGGACACTAGCCAACATAGGATAGGTTGTGCTGCTGATTTAAGAGTCCCCGGAATGACCCCTAAACAGGTCGTAGAGGCGTGTTTGGTTTCGGATATACCATTTGACCAAATCATCGAAGAATTCGGCTCTTGGACGCATATAAGTGTTCCTAACGCTACTTATGACAAGCCCCG